CCATCCGCATCGGCGCCACCTTGTTCTGCATAACGAACTGCGACGCGCTTTGAGCTGATCGACAAAGGTGGCTGAATCTTGTCGTAGGTCTTGCCGCCGTCCTGAGAGAATGCGCCGATCTGCTGAATGTTTCCGCGATTCCGATATACCTCGGAGTACGTTACATCCGGCTTAGAAAGCACCTTCAGAATGGTTCTCTTCCCAGTGCCCAGCTGTTCGACTGGAACATAGTGCACCTTGTAACCCTGATCCATCAGCATGGCAACAGCAGTGTTCAGCTTGTCCTTACTGATATCAAGATGGGTCTCAACGCCGGCACCGATGTCAACGAGACCTTTGGAAGCGACGTTCTCTTTCAACATGTTCGCTGTTGAATGCAGCTTGTCAGTCTTGTCTTTCTGCCCAGGGGCAAGAAGGCTACGGACGGACGATTCGTTGATCTGCATTCTTTCACCGATAGCTACGTTCGAAAGACCCTTCTCTTTGAGTCTCTGTGCCATGGCGATGTCGGCTTGTTTCTGTCGGTTCTTGGCAATGGACTTCTGGGCGCGCAGCTGGGTAGTACTGATCCCAAGGCCTTGCGCAATCTCAGTGTCGGCCATTCCCTTGTCGTGCATCTCTGCTACGTAATCAAGCAAAGACTTGTTTCTTGGCGCTGCGCCTTCTTCTCCACCCGAACCCCACGGATAACGACCCGAACGCCGAGGAGTGCCGTAATGTTCCAAATACGCTTCTTCATCAATGCGCACTAGTCGGTCTCCTCTCTGATGATCTTAATCCGCTTGTCGAAGGTTTGAATCTTATCCATGATGTGCGCGATGACATCAGGGTCCGCTTCAAACAATCGAACATCATCGTTCTGGTAGATCCGCAATTCCATCTGAATATCAAACGGTTTGAACTTGTATTCGATACCGTACTCCAAACAGAAAAGCGCAGCGTAAACCTCGAGCTGATGGTGCGACGTTTCCATGATCCCAGTTTTCAAATCTGAGATCCTGAGAATGTTTCTCCGAAATGAAATTGCATCTGTAGTTCCGAACACGTTCTCCGAATACCACAGGATTTGCTCTGGCTTCATTCGGAAGCCGATTGCATCGTTGACATACATACTCAACGTCTGTTTGCTTCGAGGGAGCTTCACACCAAGCCGAATCAAATCATGTGCCAGCTTGTGGAGCTCAGTACCTTTCTGCGCAGCTAGCGCGGCGATGTAAACTCGGTCAAGCTTTTCGTCGTCGTAGTTAATCCAACTGTATTTGCTTGGACTAAGAAAAGCGTGCTGTCCTGGTTGGAGATAATGCTTGTTGAAGAGCACGAAGCACCGCCCTTTCGTTCGCTGGATAGATGACCGAGGCATACCACATCGCGTTTAGCTTTGCGAGATACCATTGCTGGTTGGGTTCCCAGTCATCTTCACTTAGAGGTTCGGACGATTTGACTTCGAGGAAAGCATACCTTCCACCAACAAATATTGAAAGATCCGGTATACCTTGCCGATACCCGGGATCGTTCTTCAGAATCAAGCAGTCGGGAAACATGCGCTCAAGCTTCTTAATCAGTTTAGCTTGATAATCACGCTCGAGTTTATGTTTACGTTCAAGCATGATAGTCCCTTCTGAAGAACGATCCCGGCTACCCCTTACGTGCCCTGATACATGTTCCGACAGGCAGTGGCCGATAAAGGCCCGCAGTGGGTTCCTGTGTTCTGCCCGTTCGTGAACCGGATACCACGAACCTTCAGACCGACCTTGATGATCCAAGTGCGGTTGGTGGCCAGCTCGTTGGAGCAGTGCTGGAGTATGCCGTCCACCTTGACATTCTCTCCCAGCCAGAACCCGTCGTCGCTACCAGGTGCAGTTCCCTCTCCGTTGAGCCAGGATCCGTCGGCCACCTGATACTGCATCAGATAGCACTTCACCTCGCCGTTGGGTCCAGGCTTGGCCTGAAGTGCTCCGTAGAAACGAAGCGATTCGCCATTGCCCACACGATAGGCAGTGGAGTGAACCGTGTTCTGACTGATGTCAGAGTCCGTGACCGTAGCCTGCGCAGTAGCCGCGGCGCCAATCCCGAAACCGATACAGGTCAGAAGAGCAACCACGCTGGCAATGATTCGATTGCGCATGATGCTCCTCAGGTTCCCTGATACATGTTGCGGCAGGTCGTCGCCGTGTTGCAATGCGTTCCAACAGACGAGCCATTCCCGGAGAGCTTGACGAACCTGATCCCGCGAACACTCAGCCCGTCATCGATACGCCAGAGCGAATTGGTAGCAGGCCAGTAATTGCAGTGGATCATCGGATTCTCCGGATCTCCAGTCTGGGCTTGGGAAAATCCGGCCTCAGTCCACGTTCCACCAGGCGTCAGTTGCTGCACCTCATAACAGCCCGGAACGGATGTGTGCGGCATATCGTGCGCCTGGAGTGCGCCATAGAACCTGAGGTCAGTTCCGTTGCCCACTCGGTAGGCAGTAGAGTGCACCCAATCCTGACTGATGTCCGAGTCCGGGATGGCAGCCTGAGCCGCACCCACACCGAGAACGATGGTGAACAGGCCGAGTAGCGCAGCGATGAAAGCAAATCGCCGAACCAAACTCCGCTTTGGTCGAGTAGTCATGTTGCACCTTTCAGTACACCGTAGTGATTTCCAGTAATGCAACTAAAATTTAATGCTTTGAATCTAGCTTGTTTCTACCCCTTCTATCATAAGCTGCGATTTCTACGCGTGTTAATACCTTTTATTTCACTTCCTCGAATTTGAACCCGAACGGCCAGGAACCACGCATGTTCTCGAGGTCGTGGACGATGTCTTCTTCGAGCATACCATAAGCTGTGGAAGCCTCTCTTGCGTCGTTGAAGATTTCTCCGGAGGCGAGGAGTCTGAGCTTGTGTTTGAATCTGTAAGGCGGACGCTCAAATTGCCTGTGATACTTCATAGCAAACCATCTTGGTCTCCACGCCAAGTTGCAGGATCGATTGTCGGTACGATCGCCATTCAAATTGATTGGCGTGTCGAACGGATATCCGCTGTAGGGAAGGAATGCATTTGCGACCAGGAGAGTTACGCTACGAACATACTGAACTCTAGATCCTGGTTCGAATAATCCAATTTTACAGATGCCTTGCTGATTCACTGTTGTCCGAAGAATCCTTTCTGTATCTTCATTTCGAATACGGCCTTGATTGCTTACTGCGTACCCAGGAAACCCTTGTTCTCCTAGATTTATCCATTCTTCCATTGATCCTCCATGGACATCAGAGACACTTTGGGACGATATGGACATAATAGGACACTTTCGCCGTTGCCAAAATTTTCGCAAAACTCCATATTGAAAGTAAGTTTCTAATACATGTTTAACATATATTATAAAAAGTTCCCACGATTAATAAAACATGTATTAGAAACAAAATATGGAGATAGAGTTTGCGCGAAATCTGGGCAAATTCCCGGGCATGATTATGTCCTGGTATGTCCTATTTCATCCATGTATTTTCGACCCCTTTTTAGTCGATTTTGCCAAGATTTGCCAAGCTTTTTATTTCGTTGAAATTTTCCTTCTTCTTGAGGGCCTCCCAAGTCATGTTATCGATCGGCGATTTGCTCTTCAAGACGTAATAATAGAGGTTCACAAAGGGGGTATCCAGCCGATCTGTCCTTCCTTTTGACTGCTCCCACATCTTGTATGAGTACGTCAGCGAGTAGAAAATCGTTGCATTCGTCTCGATGCAGTTCCAAGCTTCCGCCCCAGCGGCGTACTGAACCAAATAAACCCACGAATCAGTCGTCGGAATTTCTTGATGGTAGTGTCCATTCCACTCCGCTACTGTCGTGGAACCACTGACAAGCTGTCGAAGGGCCATCAACTCGTAGTCGAAATTGTAGAACACAATGAGTTTTCGATGCGTGTTCATCAAAGTTCGGACGGACTCCAGGCGGGATGGGTCGGAGTTCGCAACTTTCCTCATCACCGAGAAGAGCTCTCCGACATCCCTCAGGGGTCGATCCTTGTAGACATGCCATCGCTTCTTCAACACCTTCTCGAATAGCTCTTTGTCGTAGTCGACCTCTACTACCTTTGTAATTCGGGTGGTGTGTCGATCATATGGCATTTCCACAAGAAGACCATTGCGGAATCTAACCAGCCTCCCGACTTCCGTGTATCGATCCACCTTCGGAAACTTCGAATACGTGTTGTACACGACGTGCCGGTACTTAAATTCACTTCGGTTTTTATAGAATCCGTTGGCCACAAACACCGGTATATAATCGAGCCAAGTATCTCCGGGTGTAGCTGTGAGTAGTATCCAACGATTGGTCTTGCTGATAGCCAGAAAGCCTTTAACCCACTCTCCAGATCCGACAATTCTTTGCTCGTCAAAGATGAAAAATGCACCCTTAATATCACGGTACTTTCCGATGTTGTTCCAGGAGTCAACAACCAGTTGCCCTCCGACGGTAGCATTAAGATGTCTACCGACCCCGAATTGTGCAAACTCGCCAACCCAGTCAAGAGAATCTCTTTTTCGCGCCGTCGTAATGACGTAAACATCAGCGTCTGCCTCCTTCTTCATGTAGTACGCCGCGGCGACGCGAGACTTCCCTGTTCCCACGCCGCCGCAAAGGATCTTCCCGTTGTCCAGCTCGTCAAGAGCCTTCTGCTGGTGTGGTCTGAGACTCACCTCCATGAACTACCTCCCGTGCTTTCATTTGCCGGTTTTTGTGCTGTCGTTGGTAACCGTCCAGAATCTGACCCTCTCGAGTTCGACACCAGGCGCCCGCCATCGCTCCACAGGTATCGCACGAGTGGTTGACCGGATGCGTTTTTGTGTATGCAGTCAATACCGCATTCACGATTGCACCTCGAGCTTGACGAAGTGACGCACCCGGCCAAATCAATTCCAACTCCTCGAGGGCCGTCACACAAATATCTGGGACGACCTTCCCGCTGGCAAGATACATTAGTTCCTCAATTCGAAATCGTCAAGTAGAGGCAATTCCACGTCGAACGTGAGTTTTTCCATCACGTCACCGTAGACGTATTCGGTAAATGCCTCGTATAGCTTGGCTTGGAATTCTGAGGAGAAACCCTTCACCATCGGTCGCCGGATCGGATTGTGTCTTTGTTCCCGACGACGAACACGACGCATCTCCGAATCGACACGCCTTCTCCTCGAGCTCTCTAATCTTGTTTCGACGCTATGATCCTTTTCGCAACCTTGACACCATCCGGAACGGTATTTGTTTCCGATCTTCTTCTCAACCCGGCTCTTCAAGAACTTACTGTGATGGGTCACGTTGTTTGCTCCTTCCGGAACTCGATCGTAGCGAAGTGGTGATGGCAGCCTGAGCATCGGTAAACGCAACCCGCCTCGAGCTCCTCACCCGTCGCGTGGAATGGAATGACATTCCCATGCTGAAACTCAGGAAACGGCGTATCACAATTCCAACAAGTGTTCTCCACATAGAGCTTCTCCGGCCCGATGAACTCGTATGTGGTGTACCAGACATACTCTCCAGACTCGTGCGGAACGAGGACGATGTTGTCGGGACCAGGCATGTCGTGATTCGGATGAACATCCCGGACCGTACACGTCTTGTACTGCCCAGCATCAGCAACGTAAACCGTAACTCCGCAAATCATTACTTCTCCTCCGTACGTGGGATGTACTGGAATGGGTGGAACTCCCCGCCGATCATCCGACCACCTCGAGCATCATCGGCCTTGTTCAAACGACTAACGTGCTGATTTTTCCACCCGACTTTTTCCTGCCCCGTCTTACTCAAACACCAGAATCCAGCAGGCGAATCGCAAGTGTCGCAGTCCTGGTTCTTGGGGTGGTTTTTGCCTGTGATGTGCGCGTTATGACGTGGCATTATGCTTCCTCCTCGAGCTTCTTCAACCATTTGATTTCGTGCTCTAGATAAGTGGAGGCTTGTTGTAGATCTTCAAGACCAAGTTCGTTTGAAAGACCACCAGCTCGGCAGATCAGAAGAACCGCGTTGCCTCGATTGAAGTTCATCTGTTGGCAAAGTTCACGGAAACTGACCGTGTATCTTGGCTGAGCCGTGTCCAGATCAAACTTCTCAGTCCGCTCGACCTCTCGATTCGTGTACCACAAAGCCTTCTCGAGATCCTGGATTTCAGTAGACTTGTCTTTGAATCCAGCTCGAGTGATGTACTTAACCGCGTTACCACGATTGAAGTTCATCTGTTCAACCAGATCGATTACTTCGATTCCTTCGTACTGGTTGTAGTGGGCGGGATGGTTCACTTTCTCGGGCTCTTCCTTAAGAGACTGTTTCTTCGAATCACCCTCCTTCAACTTCGCATCTCGAACCTTGTTTTCTACCAATTTCTCCACTGAAACCTTCGTCATGCTTTCGAGATCACCAAGCTCAACCCAAGCATTACGCTGAAGTCCTTCCCAATCGATTAGTCCAGCCATGAACTCGGCCACTAAACGATTAACTTCACGCTCCTTTTCGTTCAGTTCTTCTTCAGCCTTACTCTTTGCAGGAACAATCGGCCACAATCCAACCGTCTGCAATCTCGCAATGTCGTCCCCCGTGAATCGCATACGAATAAGCTCGAATCCATCTTCTACTGTGAATGTGTTCTCGTCCATGGTCTCTTCTATTAGTTTGCGAACTTCCTTGGGTAATGTTGGGAATCGAAATCCCTTTGGAATGTACGGAACGATAGGAGTATTCCACTCCGCATCAATCTCTTTCGGATCAGGCATATCAGTTCTCCTCTGGCGGGCTTCGGTTAAAGCGCGGCTTCCTTGACAAGTCTGGCTCGAGCTTCCTCAACGTTGCTATCCAAGCCCATCGCATTCTCGTGAGGGCATCGTCTGCGCAAGAATCGCATTCGTCAAAGTAAAAAGTCCCACACGTTTTACAAGCGTTCCAAACCCTCCATTCCTGTCCCCATATGTCCTTTTTATCCCGTTCAGAATTCTCCACGCGTCATCCTCCTAGGCAAAAACAAGATACCGTGTAGTTATGGCTAATGGTACCTTGCTTTCGAGATCAGTGTTTCTGGTTCATCTGGATGATTCTTTCGAGGCGTTCGGAGTTCCGTCCGTGGCCGGTGCCGTCTCTCCACCCAGCATCGTACGAGCGATGGAATTCGATGTCCAACTCGGCCTTGTGGCTCGAATTGATGTCAGCGATTTTCTGCTTGTAAACGTAGTGGGTGAGAACGACTCCGACGAGGAGGGAAACGATGGCGACGATGAACGTGGTCATGATGTTCCTTTCATAGGGGGTCTCATCATTAGCCATGTAATTCGTGCGAACGAGCAGGGAGAGTGGTTGGCGTAATCCAGTCTGGGCTTATGGACGCAATGCCACCCACCACTAGCTGGCGATCCTTCTCTCCCTGCTCGTTCATTGATAGTCGCCACCCACCGCGAAAGGGTGTTGTCGCCAACTGAATGCTGCTGCGACTACCAAGTTTTTGGGTTCTTACGGAGCCGTCGGGTTCACCTGAATGTTCGGCACCAACGCGCCCGGCCGCAGGGTGAACTGGTAGTGGCTTGCCGAGGTGTCGGAGGCCTCGAGCTGCTCCCAGACCATGACCGTGTCGGTTGACCGGGTCATGCCGTGACGAACGTACTTGCCGTCGTCGGTCTTGCAAAGGACGGTTGCGCTCAGGGCGTCGTTCACCTCGACCGAGCAACGGCCCTCGACCCGAACCATCTCGGCGTTCGTTCGGGTGTTGAGCAGGCTGACCTTTCGGAAGATCTTGAAGTTGTCCGCGTCCTGGGTCAGGTTCTTGTTGACGTCCTCGGCCTCGGGCGTACCCATGCCGGAGCATCCGGACAACAGAAGAACAGCAGCGGAGAAGGCGACAACGACAGGGGCGTAGAACTGACGGTTCATGATAGATCCTCTTTCAGATATGGGTTGGATGACGCGGACTTGCGAGCCGATGCCAGGAATCGAACCTGGTGTGGAAGTCTGTACCGACAACTAACGCCCCCTTGTTTAGGGCAGAGCCGCCATTGCTCATCACCGACATTGAATGGAACTGAACGAACAGTGAGGGTTATTATAACGACGCTTTGACACTTACGTTAACACCCTGTGGGCTGCGATATAAGTACCCAGCAATAACCCTCACTGTCCGAGTCTTCACAACACCGCAAGAGCAGTGGGGACGGCCGACGAGATAGCCGAGCCTGAGGCAGACTTTAGACCTCAATACAACTCACCATCCGGCGACCGTACCCCACTGCGTGTTGCACCCGGCGTTTCGATTGTTGACGTTCGGACGTTCGACCGATGAGTTCGCACTCCACATACGCACGCATATGCAGCCAATGGTTCCCAGTCAGCCCCGTCACCGGGATCTTACAGATAGAAATGATCAGCGACATGCCATAAGACATACCACACAGGGAACGTAACACACGCCCCTGCAATCTGAATGGCAAACCACCTCGAGCCCTTGCGAATTCCCCCGTTCACGATCTCTCCTTACTCGACGAACTTCCCGGTCTCGACATCCAAGCTTCCACCCTCGAACTGCGGACCCTCGGTCACCAGATCCTCAGCCGGCTTCGGCGGCATCGGAGATCCGGCAAGGTAACGTGCACGATCTTCAGGAGACATGTACATGATGTCCCACGCCTGCGTGACCGTGATCGACTTCTCCTGGATCGCGTAGTTGAACTTCGCAATCTCAACATCGGACCAGTCCTGCGGAAGCTGCACCGGCCATTCGGCGTCCGGACCCTGTGGGAGGTTCTGGAACACCGGAGGATGCGGATTCAACTCACCCCGCTGATACCGTTCGAAGACGCCCGTGTTGGCTCCCACCGCGAAACCGGCCGGCGGCGTCTTCCTCGAGGAGGGGTTGGACGGTCGAGCCGGCGCATTCACAATCCCATCTCGAAGCAATCGCTGAGCAAGATTCGGATCGGTTTCGTGTTGCAACCGAATTTCATCGAACATCGGCGTGCCGGCCTCGAGCAATTTCTGCTCCTCCACGAACGCCGGGTTGAACGAGTTGTTGAAGGCGCTGTGCGTGAAGACCTTGTAGTTCTTGGAGCTGACCCGGATCACCCAGTCATCCGCGAAGGCCTGCGTCTGACGGACCTTGTTGGGGTTGAACACCTTCACCTTGATGTAGTTCTTCCCACCAGGCGTGTCGTTCTTGATGACGCCGTCACACCACTCAGCCACGTCGTGCATGTTGAATTCCGTGACCTGAATTGCCTGGACAAAGGAGGGCTTCCGTGCGTATTCCTTGACCACGATGGTCATGATAGTTCTCGCTTTCCTTAGATCGGGTGTGACAGATGATGGTGTTAGTCGGTCTTATTTTGCATCGCCTGGACGAGAGCCCCGAGAGGAGATACACCACGATTCGGCCTGTAGTTCGGGTCCGCCTCGAGCTTCCTCGCGTTGTGATCCGCCCGAATCGCTTCGTTCACGGCCCGAATGATCTCACCCGTCGCGTCCTGAGAAACAGCGCTCAACTGGAATGACATGCCGTGATACGTGGCAGCATCCTGGTCAAGCAGAGCTCGACGAATCCTGTTGACGATCAGGGTGTTGAGAGTGCTTTCGGGCCCGATTTGGAATGGCTCAGTCATCGACTACCTCCCGGCTTGTCTCTTAGAATTACATAGACGAATGGATCGGAATCGTCCTCGCCTTTTGGAAAATAGTCCACCGCGATCACAAACAGATTCAGCCCGCTGGCGCAAACAATGCTCTCGCCAACTCGAGGAATCGGCCAAGACTCTGGCCAATCTGAATCCTCGATTTCACCTTTTCGATCGAAGGGCACACTGAAGGCAATGTCTACAGCCCTGGCCATTACTTCAGACCGACCTTGTCCGCGGCGTAGATCGCTTGCGCCTTGGTGAATTGTTCGGCGGTGGTCAGCTGCTTGATCATGGAGTTCCGGGTGAACTTCTGCTCAACCTCCATGTAGAGCTCGGCAGATTGGAACGCTTCCTGGAAGTAGTCGACGTCGATGTGGTCTGCGGCATACTCTCCGTCAGCCTTGGTGTAGTTCTCGACGTAGCCGGAAGACAACTGGCTGATGAGTTTGGTTCTGCTGAACTGACCCATGTCCACGTAGACCTGTGCCGAATCGATTGCGGCCTGACGCGGCGTGGTTTTGACAGGAGCAACCGCGGCACCAGTCTCTGAAGCCCAGACCTCGTCCACGTTTGCACTGATCTTGGATGTGGAGTGACTCAGCGGCGCAAGCAACCAGGCGGCAACCCCGATTGCGAAAGCAGAAACGAGCAGAACAACAAAGAACTTGACGACGGTCTTCATGATAGTTCTCCTGTGAATAGTGTTGCTGTGATTGTCAGGGTTAATCAGTTAGAACTTGAACCCGGGTTTGTTATTCCGAAGTCGAAGGCCGAGGACCAGTGCTTCCTGCATCCGGAAAAGGAAACTCGTCCGGACCGGCCGGCACCTCTTCCTTCAGATACGGAGGCTTGTTGTCCACCCAGACCAGTAGAGCCTTGACGGCCGCACGCATGGTGTTCTTGTTCGCTTCGGGAACCTCGGACCACGGTTTCCTTGAGTCCTTGTTCGTCTCCCAGCCCGACGTCAGAGCTGCGGCCTCGTAGGCATCGTGCATCAACACACAAGCCTGCTCGACTTCCTCAACGGCGTCCTTGTAGACCTCGTTCCGAGCCTTCCCGTCCCCCTCCTCATTCACGAGAGGCGCCGACTCCGAGATGGATTTGTGCGCCCACATCGAAGCGTCCTCGAGCTCCTTGAGGCAGATTTCCTTCGTTCGACCGTCGGGCAACATCCAGTCCAGGAAGTTGGCGAAGTTCACGAAGTCCTGTCGGATCTCCCGGTGCTTTGGAAGCGTGGCGTTCTGACCCTCGATGGTCGCCCGGTGGAATCCGAATCGGTTCTGAATCTCGTCCTTGCCCAGCATACTGTTCTCCTTGTCGACTCGATTTTTCTCTTTGATGACGGCTTGCATGATCTGTTCTTGCGGACTGAGAGGCTGACACAAATCGTTTGGATCGGCCAGCTTCATCTTCCGGAAGTATTCCTCAGTCGCTTTGCTGTAGCGGATTTTTGGCTTTGTTCGATCGAGTTCCTCGTAGTAGTCCTTGGCGTCTCTGAGAATGTCCACCAATTCCGCAGTCTTAGCCGGCGAAAGGTTGTCGAAACTGAAGACCTTTCTCGAGGATCTCAAAGGTACGAGATGTGCAGAAGGAACGTCATACTGCGGCGTGTCTTCGGCACCCAACTTCGTAACGACAGCGAAATTCGGCAGGTCCGTCCTGATGTACTTCAGCGTGTCGCCATACCGAATTTCGTCAGACAGCCAGGTGGGTCCTTTGTAAAAGTAATGAACGCCCTCTTCGAGATCCATGATACTTCCTTATTCGTGAATGATGCTCGAGTTCGTTGTCCGATATGTCCAGACCACCGCAGTACTTGTCTTCTCGTCGTACGTGCATTCGTACAGATAGTCCTGGTAGTTCTTGACTCGGAACAGGATCTCCCAAGTATCAGCAGCTCGAGAATAATGCAGCAACTGAAGCATTTCAGGGATGAGCGTTGATCCTTTTACCGAGAAATTCTGGTCATCACAAACCAATTCTCTTGCTTTTCGAATATCAGGATAGTCGTCGCTCACGTCCTCCACGAACTTGGTCCCCGTCACCAGCTCTCCTTTTTGTCAGGGGGCGCAGCCAGGTCTTACTATCAGGGATCCGAGGGAACGCTATCCCTACCGAATTTGATTAGCCTGACTGCGCCGAGGAAAGAACTCGGGTGTTACTTGGTGAAGACGAACGTCGCCGCGATGTCGTAGTAGCCCGCGGGCACCTTGATCTCGTCCACAACGCCGTCGGCCGGACGAACCTGATCCGATCCACAGTCCAGTGACCCACCGATACCCAGAGTCAGATCCGCAGCGTCCCCGGTCAGGTTCTGAGTCGCACCATCGTTGTTGGCGCCGTCGGCGTACTCACACTGTCCGACCGGTGCACCCGTGTCGATACTGGACTTCTGGATCAGCAGACGCGGATAGACCTTCACGTTGTCCCCGGTCGCGTACGCTCGTGCCTTGATGAAGCACGGGGCGTTGCTGCTCGAGCAAGTCATCCGGAAGGTGTTGGACGCGTTGTCGCCAACGGGAGAGCCGACCGAGGTACTGGCCGTGGCCCAGGTTCCGTAGTTGCCGGCACCGCGCTTGATGTCGACCTTCGCAACGCCGTACACAGCAGCCGGTGCAGCCGCTCCCGTGTCACCCTTCGGTCCCTGCACTCCCTGAACACCCTTGGCGCCGGTTGCACCCTTCTGGTTCCAGTAGACGGTCTTGAAGCCCTTCCCACAAGTGCCCGTCGTCCGACGCACCGAGAGAACGGCCGGCCCGGTACCCGCACTGGACTTCACACAACCGGCGACCCGACCGTCAGGCTGAACACCGATCGGCGTCGAAACCGGAGGAGGCGTTGCGGAATGCTGCGTGGCTGCGACAGCCCCACCACCGATCAGACTGAATGCGGTGACGGTTGCGGCGATCAAATACGTGACTCTGCGCTTCAACTTGACTCTCCTTGAATGGATTTCGAATGATTGACTGGATCTTGTTCGAGCTGAGGAACTTAGTACAGCGTGCTGTCGAGCACCATCACGTTCTTGAACTTCTTGTATGCGTCGATGTACGCACGGTTCTTCTCGCCGTCGTAAGTGACCTCGTAGTACATCCCATCCGGAAGCGTGGTACTGAACAGACCCTTCCAGTTCTGAAGAGTCTTGCAGAACCAGACCGTGTACACCTCGTCGATGGAGAAGGTGACGTGAGTGTCCGTGACCTCGAGGTGCTCCCGAATGAAGTCGTACACCAGAGCTCGAGCCCGCTCGGGATAGTTCGTGTTCTCCTTGGTTGCCATGAACGGCAACTTCTCCCCGGAAGATTCCTCCGCCGGAGAAAATGGCATCTCGCTCGTGTGACCGGCGTAGTCGATTCGCTGCATCCGCAACGGCGAGTCCGACGTGATCAAGAAACTGTCCTGCAATTCGCTTGGATCGATCCTCAGAGAAAGATAGCCGTCGCCAACATCCGCCAACGCCTCGCCCTCAATCATCGCTGGCTTGTTCTGCTTCGCCATGTATTCGTCGTCTTCCACAGGTTCCTTCTTCCAAGTGAGTCCGGTATTTGAGTCTTCGTGTTCGTCGTGCGGAAACGTCAGACCGCAACGAATCCAGTAGGGGTCTACCTGCTCAGGCTTGAAATGCCACCACGACCAGGTTTCTTCCTCGCAAGGATCATCGTCTGCCATGAATGATCCGTCGTATTCTCTTCGCAGCTTCATCGATCATGGCGTTTATTGCCCACCATGCGAAGATGAAAATAACTGCGGAAAGAATCAAAGAGAAGATCAAACTGAGAATCCATTCGACCATCAGTGCTTGTCCTTCCTTTCCTCCTCAGCCTTGTTGGACTTCGCCATGATGCCGGCGCCGAACGAGACGCCAGTCAAGGCGATGATTCCGCCGACGATCATCTCGAGCACTACGGCCTCCGCTCCCGGAACAAGATTCCCGCGTTCTGCATCGAGTTGATGATCTCTCTCGCTTCGGACTCGGTCGCCGTGTGCATTCCGATGGCGTCGGCGACCTTGAAGAGAGTGTTCTCGTCGAAGTACTCCTCACCCGAGTCACTTCCATCCAAAGACAACTTGGACAGATTGACCGACACCTCCGGGAGGCCGGCCTGAAGAATTTCTTCATTGAGTTTTGAGAACCAGGAATGCAAGACCCCGAGACTCATCTTCTCGTCGTCATCCGCTGTGACGGTCAG